TTGGGTTTCAGATTACAAAGCTTCACAATTTTATGGTTAAATACGATGTTCCATGCTTGGCGTTTGTGCAGCTAAATAGAGACGGTATCACAAGAGAAACGACAGACGTTGTTTCTGGATCTGACAGACTGATATGGCTCTGTACGAGCTTCTCTATCTTTAAGCTAAAGTCAGACGAGGAAATTGCCGATGATGGAGTAGATCACGGAAACAGAAAACTTGTACCAGTCGTTGCTAGACACGGAGAAGGTCTTGATGACGGTGACTATATAAGCATGAAAATGTTTGGTAAATATGGAAGAATTGACGAAGGTAGTACTAGAAATGAGATACACCTTGAAAACAGGTCGAGAAATGAAGGTTTTGAGATAAATGAAGAGCTTGACGAAGAATCAGATATTTCAGATATGTGAAAATCTGTTTGATAGGTTGCCTGAGCTACTTACGTCGTTAGAGATAGAGTATGTAGAGTACCCAAATAGATTTTCTTTTGCTTGCCCAGTACATGGAGGAGATAACCCAGAAGGATGTAGTATCTTTACTGACGGGCTAACGTCTAAAGGAAATTGGCAATGTTGGACAAATCATTGTGAGGACGAGTTTACTAACAGCCTACTGGGATTTGTTAGGGGGACGTTGTCACACAGAAGAAACCGAAGCATCTCATTAAATGAAGCTGCGGCATACTGTGCCAATTTCTTTGATATGAGTATTGAAGATCTGGACAAGATAGAAGAACATAAACAGCGAAGCTTAAACGTATTAGATGTCTTTAATCGAAAAATAGATAGAAATATTCCCAGTATATCTAGAGACGAAATAAGATCAAAAATACAGATACCCGCAGAATACTATATAGGAAGAGGATATCTACCACAAACGCTAGATACATTTGATGTTGGTTTTTGTTTGGAGAAAAATCGACCAATGTCCGGAAGAGTTGTTGTCCCAATCTACGATGAAGGCTATAATTATATAGGCTGTGTTGGAAGATCTGTAAATGACAACATGAATCCAAAGTGGTTACATAGCAAAGGATTTAGAAAATCAATCTTATATGGACTTAACATAGCTAGCGAATACATAAAAAAATCACTGTCCGTCGTATTAGTAGAGGGACAAGGGGACGTGTGGAGGATGCACGAAGCGGGTATCAAAAACTGCGTGGGAATTTTTGGATCTAGCATTAACGAAGACCAATTACTACTGCTAGAAGAAAGCGGAGCACTCAATGTAGTTATACTCACAGACTCGGATGAAGCCGGTACGAAAGCATTTAATCAAATAATGAAAAAGTGCGGAAGAAGATTCAACTATTACAGACCAAACATTTCAACAAAAGACGTAGGTGAAATGTCCATAGAACAAATAAAAGAAGAACTATATCCCCAATTGAAAGGTTTATTTAATGAAGAGTAGAATATTGGCATTTGCTGGAAGTAAGCAGGCTGGAAAAAGCACTTGTACTAATTTCCTTCATGGCTACCAGCTACGAGCACACCGTGTTATAGACGACTTTGGAATAACAAAAGATGGCGATCTTATTGTTAAGACAACCGTAATAAATGCTGAAGGAAAAGCTGAAAAGGGAGACGCTATTCTAGATGTCAATAGGTCAGATCCGGAATTTGCAGAATGGGCGGCATACAGCATGTGGCCATACATTAAAAATTATTCATTTGCTTCCCCTCTTAAGCAGATAAGTACTGGGCTGTTTGAAATAAAAACCGATCAAGCCTATGGCACCGATAGCCAGAAAAATAGCTCTACGATTTTTAGGTGGGAAGAAATGCCAGCGGTTATCACGGATGAAAAGCTTGCAAGTCAAAAGGACATAAAAAAGCTAATAGACAAAGGCGTGCTAAAGTATCACAAGCCGGGAAGAGTAACAGCTAGAGAATTTTTACAATTTTTCGGAACTGATATTTGTAGGAAAATCTATGAAGATGTTTGGCGTGCTAGACTCATTAAAGATATCGAATTTGAAGAACCACTTATAGCTGTTGTGGACGATTGCAGGTTTCCCAATGAAGCCGAAGCAATTCAAGATTCTGGCGGAAAAGTTATAAGGCTGACGCGAAGCCCTTATGAAGACAGCCACTTGAGTGAGTGTGCATTGTCTTCCTACAATGACTTTGACGCCGTTGTAGATAATTCAAACCTCTCTATACATGAAACAAATGTTGAAATTATTAAACTATTAAACGAATGGGGATGGCTTGCGTCGGAAATCAAACCAGAGCCAGAGCCAGAGCCAGAGCCCCCAATGCCGGAGCCTCAGTTAGTAGGCGGCATACACAAATTTAAAGAGGAAGACTAATGATAGTAACATACATCCGCAGCTCCTCGTATAATAATTATGATTACTGCCAAATGCAGTATTTTATAACATATGCTCTGGGCCATCAGTCAACGTCTGGGAAAAAAGCCCAGCTAGGGACAATAGTTCACAAGGTCATGGAGTGTCTCGGTTCCTGTAAAAAGAAACTACAGGAAGGGAAGAAGACGGGATTGTCTATCACTGACGATGGTATAGGTGATATTGAGTTCTCAAGCAGAAGTCTATACACAAAGAAGTTTGTAAAAGAACTACTTGACAGGAGCTATGAATACTACACAAAGGATTGTGTCCATAACTATACTGGGGCAGATATGAAGTTCTGCAAGAAGTTAGTAGATGATGCCCTGACATATAACGATGGTCAATTTGATCCCCGAAACAGAAATGTCGTTGCTTCGGAGCCTCAGTTCGATATTCCAATCGAAGAGGAGTGGGCAAAGTATAAATACAAAATGCCCAACGGCGAAATGGTTGAGGGACAACTTGCGATCAAGGGAACCATTGACTTGGTGACTCAGGTTGGGGATGATGTTATAGAAGTTGTAGACTGGAAAACGGGAAGAAGACTAAACTGGGCAACGGGAGAAGAAAAAACTTACGAAAAACTACTTGACGATCCGCAACTCCTATTGTATAATTATGCTATATCGAAACTTTTTCCCGAATATGAACAGGCGATTATGACGATATATTATATTAGAGATGGCGGCCCATTCAGTATGTGTTTTGACAAGTCTGATCAAGAGAAGTTTTTGGGCATGTTAGAAAAGAGATTTAAGCAAATAAAACATAACGAGTTTCCTAAGCCCATATCACAAAAAAGATCACATTTTAAATGTACAAAGCTGTGTCACTTCTATAAAAACAACTGGCCGGGAACGAACATTTCAATGTGCGAACATGTTGAGGAACATCTAAAGGCTTTTGGCCACGACGATACAGTAGAAAGATGCACAAGGGACGGATTTGAAATAGGATACTATGAAGCTCCGGGGTGATTAATGAAGATCAAAAAAATATTAATATTGGGATCAACCCTGCTTACAGAGCTTGTCGTCGATAGATTGTCAGAAGAATATGAGCTGGTCGGTTATGTCCCAAGCAAAAACCCAACGAAGGTGGGCAGTATAAATCTTCCCGAAGTATGTATAGACCAACCGTGCGACATAAAGCTGTCTATACAATACGACCTAATAGTAAAAGATTTTAACAACTGCTTCAATCTGCACACGGGAATCTTACCGCATTACGGCGGTTGTAATATTTTAGATTACACGCTAAAGAATAAAGAAACGGAGCAAGGACTAACAATCCACAAGATGACCAACAAAGTAGACTATGGCCCCATAATAAGCAAAATTACATACCCAGTGCTAAATGGAGATACCGTTGCTAGCTTATATAAAAGAATCTTAGCCATTGCCCCGGACTTTGTACTGGGTTCATTAAACCTGCTAAAAGATATGTCTTCTGAAGAGATAAATAGGTGCAACAAAATCACACCAACAATGTATAAACGCGGAGAATTTTTTCCGACATCAGAATTGATGGAGATATAATGATTATACCAAAGGACAAATCGGTACTATTGATAGGATCAGATGGTTTTCTTGGAAGCTGGTTTAAAGATATCTTTAAAGACAATGGAAATGAGCTTTTGTGCTATGACATTAAGGCGGGTAATGATATTTGCAACGCTCTAACGCTACCAAGGTTTGATTATGTCATTAATTGTGCTGGAATAGCTAGTCCTGAAAAATACATGAAAGACCCGTTGGCAACAATGGACGTGTCCTACACTGGAACAAAGAATGTCCTTGACTATTGCGTAAGAAATAAAGTTGAAAGCGTTCTTATGTTTAGCTCTAGCGAAGTCTATGGAACTCCAAGTCCAGAATCAATACCTACAACAGAAGACTACATTGGAACAATACCAACCCGTAACAGCCGAAGCTGCTATGATATAGGTAAGCAGGTTTTAGAAACACTTTGTTATATTTATCATAACAAGTATAAGGTTCCAGTAAAGGTTGTACGACCATTCAACTTTTATGGACCCCACATGGATGCAAAGGATAACAGGGTTTTGTCAAATTGGATGACAAGCTATTTGAAAGGTGAAAGGATAGTTGTTTATGGTGACGGGAGACAAACAAGAACCTTTTGCTATGCGTCTGACGGGATTGCAATGTGTTTAGCGGCCATGATCCTCGGCAAAGACGGAGAGGTGTACAATGTAGGAAACCCTGCTCCTGAGCTGTCAATAGCCGAACTTGCAGAAGTGTTTTGCAAAATCTTGAACTATGAAAATAAATATGAATTAATCGAATACCCCACCCAATATCCATCCGATGAACCGGCAAGGAGATGCCCCAATATAGACAAGATATTAAAACTGGGCGTGCAATATCCTCAAGTGGACTTATCTGTAGGGCTAAACAAGATGCTAGATTATTTTCAGGGGGAAGAGAGTTGATACCTTTAATGAAAGTTCACACGCCGCTCGGAATAGCGGAAGCGGTCTCAGAGGTTTGGGAGTCCGGCTTTGTTACCGAAGGTGAATATTCTGACAAATTTGAGAACGCCTTTGCTGAATACATAGGAAATCCTAACACATGCTTGGTCAATTCTTGCACAAGCGCACTGGTTTTAGCCGCCAGAGTAATAGGGATCAAGGAGGGCGATGAGGTAATATCTACCGCCATGACCTGCATGGCCACCAATGAGCCATTTTTTAACTGCGGGGCAAAACTTGTGTTTGCAGACATAGATTCAAAGACGGGCAATATTGATCCGCAAAGTATCAAGGAAAAAATAACAAGTAGGACAAAGGCTATAGTTGTGGTTCACTGGGCTGGACAGCCTTGCGATATGGACGAAATACTACAGATAGCAAAGGAACATAACATTAAGGTTGTAGAGGATGCCGCCCACGCCTTAAGATCTTCGTACAAAGGAAGGCTTATAGGTAATCATGGCGACTTTGTTTGCTATTCTTTTCAAGCCGTCAAGCACCTAAGTACCGCAGACGGAGGGGCGATAGCCTGTAGAAAAAAAGAAGACGCGGAAAGAATTAGAAAGATCAGATGGTTTGGCTTAGACAGAAAATACGATGGCCCATCGCGTTGGGAACAAGACATAACTGAATCCGGTTTTAAGTGTCATATGAACAACACAAACGCTATAATAGGGTTGTTACAACTAAAGTATATAGATGACTTAATTGATAGACATATTTATAATAGTACGTTTTTGAGCAACCACATAAATAATAAAAAGGTAAACTGCCTGTCCACAAACAACGATAGAGTCTCATCTTGCTGGATACATAGCGTATTGGTTGACGACAAGAAGCAATTTAAACAACACCTAGCCAAAGCGGGAATACACTCAGACGTTGCTCACGTAAGCAACCTAAGATACTCTGTTTTCAGGAAGTTTTTAGACCCCACTCTTACAAACTTGCAGTATTTTGACAAGAGACTAATGAATATACCTTGTGGATGGTGGGTTTCACAGGAAGAAATTGAGACGATAGTGGATGCTGTAAATGACTACTAACAAAAAAGAAAAAACGATTGAAGTGTCCTTTTCTGGTGAATTTAGTTGGGAGATACTTTTTGCCACGGCACACGCTTACAAATTTCATTTAGACGGCGAGCTATCATCAACCTATTCATTTAGTGGGGCGGAACCGTTTTACTATTTTTCCGAAAATCATAAGATACGCAGCAATCGCAGACGGTCTGGATTTTTTATGACACCAGAAATAAAAACAGAGACAAGATTAACCAATTCCGCATCATCAAAAAAAGGCTATGGCCTTATATACACACACGACCTAGACATTAGCGGGATGGTTTTTCCACCATACAAAGACTATTATTCGCGTATTGCTAAAGAGAAGCAAATAAAATTTGACAAACCCCTGCTAGTTATTAACAATAAAAGCCTAAAAGAGGGCAATTCAAAACAACTAGACAGAATTGAGTTAGAGGAACTTCGCACCGTTGTCAAATCACACCCTGACCACGATATTGTTTACATAAGGTCTGCATCAGATGAGCCCAAGTCGGGCAACTTACAAGATAAACCTTCGACATGGGGACTTACGGGAGCGCTTGCGGATCGTGGACAGCCCTATGTTCCCTTTGCAGATAAAGAATTGATGCAACAATTTTCAAACGTACATACAGACGACCAATTAATGCAAGACTGGTCTGTGGATTTCAATACCATGCAAATGATCGCCCACTCCTTGTCCGACAAACACCTAAGCGTTGCTGGGGGGAATGCAATACTGGCGTCACATTTTGGAGGTGTGAATGTAATAGTCAGAAAAAATCCAGAAACCGTAGATCGCAAAGTTTGGCACACGGACTCATATCTAAAAAACATAAGCTCATCAAAAATATTTGGAGCAACTAACATATCTGAAATACTAGAGGGTTTACAGGATGATTGAAATAGAGATAACTGAAGACATGAAAAAGCGAGCTTGGAGAAAGGCTCGTGAAATGGGTGAAATTAATAACTCGATTACAAAAGGCGACGGAAACATTGCCGGATTTTTAGGGGAAGAAGTAGCTAATCATATAATTAAGGGTGACATAAATAACACATACGATTATGATATAATAAAAGATGATGTTACATATGATGTCAAGACAAAAAGATGCACTAGTGAACCAAGACCCTATTACGAATGCTCCGTCGCCGCTTTTAACACTAAGCAAAACTGCGACTATTATGTTTTTGTTCGCATTGAAAATATAAACCGCAGATGGACAAGAGCTTGGGTTCTTGGAGCTATGTCTAAACAAGACTATTTTGATGGTGCTAGGTTCTTAAAGAAGGGACAAAAGGACGGCAGCAACGGATTTTATGTAAAGGCAGACTGCTATAATATGGAAATTAAGAAACTAAAGTCTCTGGAAAAACTATGCCCGCAAAACTAATAGACCTAAATAAAGAGTTTCATCTGGGAAATTACTTCACCTTAGAGACAGCCGAAAGGCTCGCTAGGCTACTTAGCGACGAGTTTAGGGTGATAGTGAAGTATGATCTTGGTACAGAGCTACCAAAATACAATGATGATAAATTAAATATCGTAATTTCAACTTCGAGAGAAACTCACGACACGCCAAATGAATTTTTCAGAAACGATGTATTCCTAATATTCCAACACTACTTCATGCTTGACGAATGGGGATACCCAATACCCAATCCGTTGGTATACCCATTGCCTCTTGGAACATTTAGAGATGTCAATCCAACGCTCATAAAACCACTGTCAGAAAGAAAATATGATTTTTCTTTTGTTGGACAAATTCCTGACACCGGAACAAGGGATTGTTTCAAAAGACACCTAGACCAAATAGTGGAAAAGTCTAATGGAAAATTTAAGTTCTTTGTGAAGTACACAGACGGCTTTTCACAAGGCTTAGAAGCCGAGGAGTATAAAGAGATACTTTCCGAGTCAAGGGTCTCCCTGTGTCCACAGGGAGCGCATAGCGACGAGACCTTTAGGTTCTTTGAATCAATACTAATGGGAGCTGTGCCTCTAATAGAGAGCCTTCCTCGTTTGTGGTATTATGAAGCCGCTCCACACTTCAAGACAAAGTGGAGAGACTTAGACAGAACGTTATCACAGGTATTAAACTTTCTACAAACCCCAAAATGTCGCAAGTTCTTGTATGAGGTTGCGGACTATTGTAACAATGTATTGACACCACAAAACCTAGCAGAACACTTGAAGTCAAAGGTTGAGGTGGCTAAAACAAACTTGAAATCAAACAAAAAACATCTTGAAGATATTAGAAAGAAGTTGAATGAACTGGATACCATTTAATTGTAAAACACATTTTAGTTTACTTAAGGCTTTTTCAAAATGTGAAAAGCTGGCTGAGAAATGTAAGGAGCGTGGATATAAAGCGTGTGTCATGGCTGACATCGACTGCATTTCAGGGGCGATGGAGTTTCACGACTCTTGCCGCAAGCATGGCGTTAAGCCAATCTTGGGGTGTGACTTTGGAAGTTATATTTTAATAGCCAAAAATAAAGCGGGATGGTTTGACCTAATTAAAACGGTTTCACATGACGGCCTTGAGATACTTCAGGAATTGGCTAAAAAGGGAAATTTAATTTGTGTAACGAATGAGCCTCAAAAGGGTTATCAAAAACTTTTCGGTAGGAACTATTTTTCGTATGGCTACCAAAGTCGTGGCGTATATTACGTAACGAAAGATGAGGCTGAAGCACATAGGGTTCTCTTGTGCTCAGGAATGAAAACAACACTCCCTAAAATACAAAAACTTATAAAGTCTGGGGAACAGGTGGACAACCATAAGTTCTTCACCACAGACGACTTTTATCTACCAGAACCGCACGAGATAAAAGATTCGGAAGAGGAGATTAAATTACTCAATAAGATTTGTGACATGTGTGAAGACTATGAAATAGCATCAAAGCCAATGTTGCCAAAGTTTGAGTGCCCAGACGGACTAGACGAAGACGAATATCTAACAGATCTTTGTCGTACCGGCTGGAAAAACCGCCTAATTCCACAGGGTAAAATTTCAGACCCCGACAAAAAAGAAGAGTATCTACAAAGGATAAAGAAGGAACTTGATGTTATTTTCAAGGCAAATCTTTCTGGTTACTTTTTGATTGTGCAAGACATTATCAACAGTGTTAAAAAACGAGGATGGCTTGCTGGCCCCGGACGAGGCTCTGCCGCTGGATGCTTAGTATCTTATCTCATTGGTGTAACCGAGGTTGACCCCATAGAATACGATCTTATTTTTGAAAGATTTTACAACGAAGGAAGAAACACAGATGAATACATCTCTCTTCCAGATATCGACATGGATGTTCCAGCCGAACATAGAGACGAAGTAATTGACTATATTAAAGAAAAATATGGGCAGGATAAGGTTGGACAGATGATAACATTTGGTAGACTACAAGGTAGAGCTGCACTTAAAGAAGTCTTAAGGATCAACGATGCTGTTTCGTTTATGGAAATGAACAGAATAACGGATGGCATTCCCGACGAAGCAACAATATCCGATCAGCTTGAATTGATGGAAGATAGATCAATAATCAAGTGGACTCTGGAAAACGAGCCTGACGAGCTTAAAAACTGGTGCTCAATGGATGAGGATGGAACTTTAAGTGGGTCACTCGCCCATCTGTTTGAACAGGCAATCAAAATAGAAGGTACAAATAAATCACAAGGCAAGCACCCTGCTGGAGTTATTATCTCCAAACACAATCTTGCCGACGCCTGTCCAATGACATTAGACAAAACAGGAGACCCTGTTGTTGCTTTTGAAATGACAGCACTTGAAGCTCAGGGACATGTAAAGTTTGATGTTCTTGGTATCGACTTACTTAGCAAGATAATGGATATTGCAAATGAATAATAAAATCTCATCCCCAAAACAGGACTACATGTCTGTAATCTTTTCTGGGTGTTCAATAGAGGCAAATGGTGTTTCTATATGTAATTTAAATGATTTCGTCAACGGGCTTTATAATGGTAGGGCAAGATATCAGGTTTGGTCTGACAAGCATAGAATCTATGATATATTCTACAACCTAAATGAAGCTGTAGACAAATTTTTGGAACTTAAAAATAAAGGTTATTGAAATGGCGAACTTTAGAGACATCATCGTATTTGACTTTGAGACCGGTGGAGCAAACCCACACACTTGTCAACCTACGCAAATTGCTGCGGTTGCAATACACGCTAGAAAACTTGAACTCCAGCCCGGAGGTGAGTTTAATAGCGAGATGAGACCCATCATTGATGACGACAAAGCTATTGAGGCCGGTGTTGCCCCGCTAGAAGATAAGGCTCTGGAAATCACAAGAAAGACCAGAAAAGAACTGGCCAAAGCCCCACTCCCTAAGACCGTCTGGAAAAAGTTTTCCAAGTTCTGCGATCAATACAACTGGAAAAATACATCTTACTACGCACCAATCGCCGCTGGCTACAATATCAATGGATACGATATGCCTATTGTCGAGCGATTATGTCAGCAGTATGGCCCGATTGACGAAAAGAAGGGTCGTCAAAAAATCTTTAACCCAATCTTCACCATTGATGTCATGCAACATATTTATTGTTGGTTTGAAAATAATCAGGACGTTAAGGGTTACAGCATGGATTACATGCGAGACTATTTTGGAATGAGTCAAGAGAGCAAAGACAATGCTCATGACGCACTTCAGGACGTTAAGGATACGGCAAATCTTATGATTAAGTTTTTGAAGTTACAAAGAAGCTTATTGAAAAAAGTAAAATTTGAAAAGGCGTTTGCAGATGGAAACGTGTACGTATAAAATCTGCGCTAAATGTAAACGAGAAAAACATATATCTAGCTTTCGAGTTTGCAGGCTCTACAAAGACACCTCCAGTGGCGAATATGTAAGATCGGAATGTAAGGCTTGTGAAAAGTTAGCCTCTAGGCAACTAGCCCAAGCAAGAAAAGACGCTCCGCCAAAACCTGAGCACTGCCAGTGTTGCCACAAGAGAACAGACCATTTTGTCCTAGACCACGACCACCAAACGGGAGAGTTTCGGGGCTGGTTATGTAGAAACTGCAATCAGGGCATAGGTAAGTTAGGAGACAATATTAGCGGCCTACAGAGAGCAATTGATTATTTGAGGAAAGATGATGTTTAATATTAATAATTTTGAAGACGAAGCGGTTTGGGATTTAATTTGTGACGGAAAAACCAAGGGTGTTTTTCAGCTAGAGTCAAGCCTAGGAAAGCACTGGGCTAAACAAGTAAAGCCCAGAAACATTAAAGAGCTTGCCGCCTTAATCAGTTTAATTAGGCCCGGATGTCTTAAAGCTAAAGACGCTAGCGGTAAAAGTATGACACAGGTTTACGTAGACAGAAAGTCCAACAAAGAGCCTGTAACCTACCCCGACGATTCTCTAAAGGAAATACTTTCTGAAACCTATGGGGTGCTCGTTTACCAAGAACAGTCCATGAAAATCGCACAAAAGCTTGCGGGATTCGATCTAAAAGAAGCGGACGCTCTGCGTAAAGCGATTGGTAAAAAGAAAGCCGACCTGATGGAAGAGGTCAAAAAGAGTTTCTTAGAGGGAACCTCTACTAGTGGGCTTGTGACCGACGAGGTTTCCGAGGAGATCTTCTCTTGGATTGAGAAGTCTAACCGATACGCATTTAATAAATCTCACGCAGTTTCTTATGCGATAAACGCCTATTGGAGTGCCTATTGTAAGCTCTACAGGCCAATATCTTTCTATGTGTCGTATTTAAATCATTCCGACCGGAAACCAGATTCCCAGAAGGAATTGAAGGAGCTTATTGTAGATGCCAAGTTTTCAGATATTGAAGTATATCCTCCACGACTAGGACATCTTCACACTGACTTTTTTCCAACAGAAAAGTGTATT